TTGCCAACACTAATAAATGTCAGACCTGTAGTGGGGATGGTTATCTGCTTAGTAATACTGTGGATGTGGCTGGACTAAAGTTCAAACCACCTTCACCTAAGTGGGCTAGTGCAAATGGTTTCAGCACCAGCAAACAGAACCTTGAGATACTAGAGTCTGCTGCCAAGCAGCGTGGCATGACTGATGCCGTTGACTTCTTATCCAAGGTGCGTAGGCTTAGTGCAGTTGATACATACCTATCATCATTCGTTGAGGGTATCAGCAACTACACAAAGCAGGATGGCAAGTTGCATGTGCGGTTACTACAGCATCGCACATCTACTGGTCGCTTCTCTGGTGCTGACCCTAACATGCAGAACATGCCACGTGGCGGTACGTTCCCTGTAAAGAAAGTGTTTGTGTCACGATTCGATGGTGGCAAGGTAATGGAAGCTGACTTTGCACAGCTTGAGTTTCGTGCTGCCGCTTACTTATCACAGGATGAGGTAGCAATTGAAGAAGTATCTACTGGGTTTGATGTACATGCATATACCGCTAAAGTTATTACCGATGCTGGTCAGCCTACGTCTCGCCAAGATGCGAAGGCTCACACGTTTGCACCACTCTACGGCGCAACAGGATTCGGTAGAACCAAAGCAGAAGCAGCGTACTACGAACACTTCACAGACAAATACAAAGGGGTCGCAGCTTGGCATACCAGACTGGCTAAAGAAGCTGTAACCACACAAAAGATTACCACGCCCAGTGGTCGTGAGTTTGCGTTCCCGGATGTGGTACGTAAATCTACTGGACGTGTATCACACTTTACACAGATTAAGAATTACCCTGTGCAGTCATTCGCTACAGCAGACATTGTTCCGATTGCTTTGTTGCACATTGATGAGTTGCTAAAGGGTATGCAATCGTGTATAGTGAACTCAGTTCACGACAGTATCGTTATTGATGTACATCCTGACGAAGAAACGCAGGTTATCAACATCATAGACGCTACTAATAAAGCACTACCTGAACTCATCACCCTACGTTGGGGTGTTGATTTCAATGTTCCTCTATTATTAGAGGCAAAAATAGGTCCGAATTGGCTTGACGTTAAGGACGTAACCTGATATAACTATGCATCTTACAACTGAAAAGGAGTTAATAAACATGAACGATATTACAACGATTGATACGAGTAACTATGCTGAGATGGCAAAGGCTATGGGTCTTGCAAACGAGGCACCTGCACAGAAGAAACAAGGCATGTTCCTTGCTCGACTGCGCATCAACCACACACCTATCCTTGGGTCAGATACCATCAAGGTTAAGGGTGGAACATACAAGCTAGAGATTCCTGATGGCCCTACGTACTACGCAGAGTCAGCAGTAATGCGTCCATTCCTGCAACGCTTCATGTATAAGAAGTTCATTATGGGTAATGGTAGTACACCTAACCGTTATGTCAAGACTGTTATGGCTGACTCCCTTAACATGGACTTGAAGGATAACGATGGCGGCTTTAACTGTGGTAAACCTTCTGGTTGGATTGAGGACTTTAAGTCCTTGCCAGATGCAACCAAAGAACTCATCCGTTCAATCAAGCGTGTACGAGTTGTGCTTGGTACAGTTGAGTTAATTAATCCAAAGGATGCAGATGGTAAGCCTGTTGAACTAGAAGCTACACCATTCATCTGGGAAGTTGAGAACCGTGATGCTTTCAAGACTATTGGCGGTGTGTTCACACAGCTTGCCAAGATGAAGCGTCTACCTGTGCAGCACAATGTTACGTTGAACACCGAAGAACGTAAGCTGCCTAATGGTAACAGCTTTTACCTGCCTAAAACATCCTTAGACGCTACCAACAGCGTTGAACTGACACAGGATGACCAAGAAAAGTTTGCTGACTTCATGTCTTGGGTGACTAACTACAACGAGTACATCATCAATTCTTATGCAGAGAAAGCCTCAAGCAAGAATGATATGGACTTAGACGAGGTAGACATTGACGGTGTAGTTGATGTTGAGTTTGAAGAAGAGGTAGCGTAATGAATCACCCTGCTGAACTGGCACTGCATCAGTATCTTGAGAACGCTGTAACAGGCAAATCAAGTATGTCACAAGACACAATCAAACAGATTGGTGACGATGTGATGGCTGCTGCACAACGCCAGTTTGGTGGGGGTAACAAGCGTGACAAGTTTGGCCTACGTATGTCAAACGTAGGTAGGCCAACCTGTCAACTCTGGTACGATAAGAACAAGCCAGAGGTAGCGTTACCCTTTCCAACAACATTCGTAATGAACATGATGATTGGCGATATTGTCGAGGCTGTGTTCAAAGGTATACTCAAGGAAGCAGGAGTTAAGTATGAAGACACGGACAAGGTTACTCTTGACCTTGGTGACGATAGTGTTTCTGGTTCTTATGACCTTATCGTTGATGGTGCAGTTGATGATATTAAATCAGCTTCAGACTGGTCATACAGAAACAAGTTTGAATCCTATGACACCCTTGCAAGTAGTGATGGGTTTGGATACGTAGCACAGCTTGCTGGTTACGCCAAAGCTGCAGGCAAGAAAGTAGGTGGCTGGTGGGTAGTAAACAAAGCCAACGGTCAGTTTAAGTATGTACCAGCTACAGGGTTAAACTTGGATACAGAAGTATCTAAGATTAAAGCTACAGTAGATAAAGTAAAGGAGAACAAGTTTGAAAGATGTTTTGAACCAGTGCCTGAGACTTTTCGTGGCAAGCCCACAGGTAATAAAGTCCTTAATGACGGATGTAAATTCTGCAATTACCGTTTTGATTGTTGGGATAATATTACTGAGCGTCCTGCTGTAAAGTCACAGGCAAAAAACCCGCCCATTGTGGCATATGTTGAACTAGCAAAGGAGTACACAGATGGATATTGAACTTAATGAACTTGCAGAGCAAATAAAGGAAGCGGAACGGCAACTTGTAGAACTTCGCAAGGAATATCGTGAACGGAAGACTGCAGGTCTACGTGCGGCGATCTCAGCACGTAATGAAGCAGATAAAGTTTTGCGAGAAGAACTACAGGCTTTAGGTTATCGCAATCCATTTATTCAATGGCGTGACATTGCCTAACGCAAAACAATTTAGGGCAGCACGAAAGTATGGGTATCGTAGCGGTCTGGAACTAAAGGTATCTGACTACCTAACCGAACTCAAAGTAGACTTCTTGTATGAGCAAGTAAAGATTGAGTGGGAAGACCTAGCGTACAGAACCTACACACCAGACTTCGTGCTGTCCAACGGCATCATTATTGAAACAAAGGGTATGTTCACCGCAGCAGATAGACGTAAGCATCTGGCTATTAAAAAGCAGCATCCTAACTTGGATATTCGTTTTGTGTTTGAAAGTAGCAAACGCAAGTTACGTAAGGGTGCTAAGTCTACCTACGGTGAATGGTGTATTAAGTATGGCTTTAGATACTATGACAGGATCATTCCTGAAGATTGGTTGAAGGAGAAGGGCAAGAACAAGCACCCAAAGTTTATTAAGTTTGGCGGCACAAAAGTGAAAAGGAGATAACTATGAGTATGATGGAGAAACTAGCTAAAGAAGTAAACGAGGAAGACTTCCTTATCCGTGTCAGGCCATTCGCTAATGACGATGGTAGGTGGTCAGGTGAAGTTGACATATCTATTATGGCTATGCCAGACAATCCTATGGATGATGAAGACTATTATCAAGTCATGCACTTTGCAAAGATGATGTGCGCTGCAGTACCTGTCATGGAAGAAGTAGAAGAGTTACGCAATATTGTACACGAATACGTAACAAAAGTTATTGACACAGAGGTGAATATTGATGTAGAACTAGAGGAAGAAGTCGGTGTAGAAAAGACATACGATGGTAACGTAGTACATCTGTCCTTTAATACAAAGACAGGTGGTTCAGCATGAGTAGACACGAAAAGTTTATGAAGTTAATGAGGGAACAAGAGGAGTTAAAGATGGCACAAGCAAATAAACAATCAGATGTAAAACAAATGTGGCCTTCAGCAGATTCTGTTGATATGGTAAACAGTCCACCTCATTATAATCAGACAGGCATTGAGTGTATTCACGCTATCTCTGCTGCTACTGGTGATGGGTTCAAGTACTATCTACAAGGCAACATTATGAAATACCTATGGCGTTTTGACTACAAAGACAAACCACTAGAAGACTTGAAGAAAGCACAGTGGTATCTGGACAAGTTGATTGAAGAGGTAATGGCACATGATAAGAGTTAAGATGTTCATTACCCTTGATATAGATGAAGAAGAATATCCAATCCCCGCTGATGGTCGAGTAGGTGAGGAGTTAGAAGACGGTATCCAAGAATATTTTTATGATGTAGAGGGTGCCACCATCAGAAACATTAGAACAATAACGGAGTAAAGAGATGATTAGTAACGCATTACCAACAGACTACCAAAACTTCATAGCACTTTCACGCTACGCAAGATGGAAAGAAGACGAACAGCGAAGGGAGACGTGGGGTGAGACTGTCGCAAGATACTTTGATTATATGGCTGACCATTTGCTTAATAACAATGGCTATAAGCTACCAGATACACTAAGAGGTGAACTAGAAGAAGCTGTACTCAACCAGTCTATCATGCCTTCTATGCGAGCATTGATGACTGCTGGGCCAGCACTAGATCGCTGTCACGTAGGTGGATACAACTGTTCTTATGTGCCTGTAGATAGCCCTCGTGCCTTTGACGAGTCTATGTACATTCTTATGTGTGGCACTGGCGTTGGCTTCAGCGTGGAGCGTCACTGCATTGAGAAGCTACCTATGGTTAGCGAAGAGTTCCACGATACAGACACAGTAATCAAGGTAGGTGATTCACGTCCGGGTTGGGCTAAGTCACTCAAGGAATTGATTGCTATGCTGTACACTGGACAGATACCAAAGTTCGATGTCAGCGAAGTACGTCCTGCTGGCGCACGACTAAAGACTTTTGGTGGTCGTGCATCAGGTCCACAGCCCCTAGTAGAACTGTTTGAGTTTTGTATTCAAAAGTTCAAGGGTGCTGCGGGACGTAGGCTATATCCAATCGAATGTCACGACATCATGTGTAAGATTGGTGAGGTTGTAGTTGTCGGTGGTGTACGCCGTAGTGCCTTGATTTCATTGTCTAATCTTAACGATGACCAGATGGCACATGCCAAGTCAGGTCAGTGGTGGGAGAATGAAGGTCAACGTGCGCTGGCTAATAACTCTGTAGCGTACAAGACTAAGCCTGAGATGGGTACGTTTATGCGTGAGTGGCTATCGTTGTATGATAGTAAGTCAGGTGAGCGTGGTATATTCAATCGTCAGTCAGCTAAGAAGCAAGCAGCGAAGAATGGTAGACGTGAGACAGAACATGATTTCGGTTGCAACCCTTGCAGTGAAATTATCTTGCGTCCATATCAGTTCTGTAACTTGTCTGAGGTAGTAGTACGTGAGTCAGATACGCCCGATACCTTGAAAGAAAAGGTACGATTGGCTACCATCTTGGGTACATTCCAAGCAACATTAACAAACTTCAAGTATCTGCGTAAGATTTGGCAGAAGAATACAGAGGAAGAACGGCTGCTTGGTGTGTCGCTAACAGGTATTATGGACAGTGCTTTGACTTCTAAGACAGGAAACAAGCTGGAAATACTGTTGGAGACTTTGAGGGATACTGCAGTCATAGCTAACGAGACTATGGCAAAGCGGTTAAATATTCCACAGTCTACTGCTGTCACATGTGTGAAGCCTAGCGGCACTGTGTCGCAGCTTACTGATGCAGCCAGTGGTATTCATGCACGTCACAATCCGTACTACATTCGTACAGTACGTGGCGAC